GCTTTTTCATCCCTGAAAAGCTCTTCTCTTTGCCTGATCATGTATTCGCCGATGTTTTTAAACGCAGGAGACATATTCTGCAAACGGCGTTGCGTATCCGCCAGTAAATTCTGAACGTTATGATCATTTACTTCTATGTTTAAGCTTATGCTCATACGTTACCACCCTGCCAGTTTATCCCGCGAATAAATGCGGCCGGAAAAAGAAATTTTTGGTTTTTGCACGTCCGACGGTGTTGAATCAGGATCGTCTTCTCCGAGCGAAACCAGCCCACGGGCAACATTTTCAAGGAATTTAACTGCTGATTTGTATCTGTCTTTACGGTCTTCCGGCGCACCCTGGCGGCGTGCAAACAGGTTGTAAATTGCAATATCAACAGATAGCTTGCGGATAACCGGCGGCACGGTAACAAAGGGCACAGCGTATCGTTTGCCGCAGTATCCGTCTATTTCAGCGTCTGCATCTGCAACCGCGCGGTCGGTTACAGATGTGTCGATAATGCCTGCGTCAGCATCGTCTGTCAGGCTGATAAGCTCATCAGCCGGGATTTGCTCTTTTATGTCGTCGAGGGTGCAGTACATTCGTTTCGCTCCGGTTTACCTGCCTGCGGCAGGAGACCTGTTTTTACTTTTTTTTCGGCTCGCAGGCTCTGTCTCTGGTTCAGGATCAGGATTATAAAACGGATCAGTCGCCGGTGCAGGGTCATTAACGTAATCAACGGTTATCATGGGATCGGCTTTAAGCGCTGCAAGCTGGTCTTCCGTAAAAAAATCATCAGCAAATTCTTTGCCCGCTTTTGTATGCGCAATGCCGCATCTCCTGAATCCGTCGTTTTTTGATCGTATAATAAACATTTGTATCTCCTTTTTAACCACGATTGCCTGCCTGCGGCAGGCAGGCCGATTATCGGTTGCCGGTTGTCGGTGTAAGGGCGTATTGGTGTAAGGGCGTATCGCGATACGCCCCTACCGTTTATCCCAAACCGGTGCTGCCATACGATAACTGCCACAGGCCGTACCCGCCGGCGGCTCTTGCCTCTGCGCCGAATTTGAACTTTTTGCGCATGAACACATCTTCCGTTTCCGGGTTGGTTTGCTGTACGAAAACAGGCGGTTTTCTTTCTTGATAAATAAACGGTTTAAGCGGTCTGTTAGTTACGTGCAAAAACCAGGCTGTAGATGATGTAAGCCGGGGATTTACCAGCACTTCTGCAGTTCCAAAAAACGGATTCGGTTTATCGTCTTCAAGTTTCGGATTGTTGCAGATCAGCTTTGCAGTTGCTTCAAGCGCAGGCGGTACTTCAAGAATGTTTGGAATTAACCCCAGCGGACGGCCTTCATCGTCTTTGAAATTCATAATCGCCAAACGTGCGGCGCCATAACTTGCCGTAACAAGCGCCTTGGTAGCCGCGGAAAGAGCCGCCGTGCCGAGGTTGCTCACGCTTGAGCCAGCAACCGAATGATCGGAATCGTAGAAGTATTGGCCGTCGTAGCAAAGATTTGCAAATGCATTGTTTTTCAGCTCAGCGTCTATTTCATCGGGAAGCTGTTTTGAAGAAAACCCTGCTTCCTGCGCCATCGGCGCATATATGCCGAGGTTATCGTCTTCAATGTCATTTCGATCCACTTCTACGGTTGCCTCGTAATCGTCGTTTACTACCGTATAAGTGAATGCTTTCAACGCTTTAACCGTTTTTGAGCCCAGCCATTTAATCATTTTTGGAAATCGGCTCAGCCATGTATAATCATTTTGGCTGGATCCGGATGGGACCAGCATGGTTGTTTTTTCCCAAATACTGGGTGCGGCATCAAATGCTTTGTTAAATGTGGTTTTCAGCGATATAAAAACCGCTGTTAGATTCGCTTTGTTTACCAGCATGATGTTTTCTCTCCTTATTTTTTGGTTAATTTACGATATGGCCGTATGCATTACGCCCCTGCTTATACAGTTGATAATGTGCATCCGTCGTTGACCAGCACGCGCCACACCAGAGCGCCGGCCTTCTGCACAGCCGTTAACACGATGATATCTCCCGCGTCATTCAGCGTAATCGTATTGTTGCCGGTCTGGTTGATAGCTGCCGCTGCTGTAATCACGCAGTCTCCACCATCTACATCCATGCTGACAGCAATTGTTATTCCGGCTATTGCAGGGATTGCGATTGTTCTGGTTTCCGCGGCGGCTGTAGTGATTGCTACTGATCCTGATTTTGTTACCGGTATCGCGCCAGCATCTCCCGGATCGGTTATTGCAACAGGGGCTTTTGGATATATCTCCTGCAGAGCCGCCTCAACCGTTGTTTGTGCAGTAAATCCGCCTGCGTCTGCAATGCTGATTGCACTCGCAGCATGTGCTGCACTGCCGTCTGCAATGTGTGTTGCAACATCCGCCTGCCTGATTGCCGGTTCAATATCTATCCAGGCGTGAGTGGTGTCGATATATCCTGCGATGATTCCGCAAAAAATTTTGTTTGTTACATTTGCTGTCAGATCCACGGTCTGATCATCTACCAAAAACACATTGTCCCCGACATTAGCAATGGTTATTGCAGTGCCCATGATCACTTTCACAAGCCCTCTGCGCCTCAGCACAATGCTAAGATCACCGTTTGAGCCTAAAGAATTGTCTTTTTGCTCCATTGCAATTCCCTGGAAAATAAGCCCTGCCGTGTCTGATCCTTCAAGAGCGTAACCTGCGGCATTCACACAGGTTAAGGCTCCGCCGAATATTTTTTCGGATGCCGCAACCGAAAAATCTTTTTCTACTCCATCCTGGAGTTCTATTTGTTTGTCTTCTGTTAATGCCGTCATATTTATTTTCTCCTTTGTTTAATTTTCAACGGTTAACCGTTAACCGTTGTTAACCGTATTTTTTGATATCATCTTCAGTAACGCCCATCATTTTCGCTATCTGCAGATCGGTTTCCGTTAATTTTCCAGCAGGCTTGTCGTCTGTTTTTCCGGGAAGGGTATCAACAGGCACAATCACAGGCGCTTTTGCAACAAACGTATTAAACCCCTTGAGATCTTCTTTTGCATATTCTATTGCCCATTCTTTTTGCGCAGGCGCTATTTTCCCTGCCTTCATCGCCGAATCAACCGCATCTGCGGCCTCTTTTGCGGCAAGTTTTGCCTGGAGTTTTTCGAATTCATCCCGCGACACGCCCGCATCGTTTTTTTGTTTCAAAGCGTGGATAGATGCGACAATAGTGGATATATCATCACCTGCTTTCAAATCCAGGGCTGCTGTGATTTTTTCAGGGATCACTTCTTTTGTTTCGGTTTTTGCCTCAGGGATTTTGACATCCAGTTTTGCAACTGCTGTCAGGATTTCCGCATCCGCGGCATCTTCCTTTAAGCCCAAAGCGGTAATTAGTTCTTTACGATTCATACGTTTTTCCTCCTTGTTTGTTTCCTTTCCCAGCCCTGCTTCAGCTTCAAGCCTTGCGAGAATCGGAGTTAAATTGGTTGTTAGCGGTCTGTTTGTAAGCGCAACGCTGTCGAGCCCGCAGATCCTGCTGTCTGATTTTCGTATATAAAACACAGGCGAAAAATATCTGTACTCCCTGTTTGCGATATAATTTTTGGCCTTGTCCGTCCATTCCACCCGTGCTTTAATGCCTGTATTTTCTTCCCATACCAGCTCTTTTATCCAGCCTGCGGCAGGCGCTGCCTGTTTTTCAAGTGACGCGTGCTCATAGTCAAAATGGATTTCATTGCCTCTGGCAGCGATAAATTCTTTTATAAATTCAAATGCTGTTTGATCTACAAAAAACTTTGTACCGTCTGCCAGCTTGCCCCAGCCGGATGCGAATAACAGTATCCATCCTGGCGATGACGCTGCGTTATCATTGATTTTTGAGATCAAATGTAAAATCTTAAACATTATTATCCACTCCCTTCATAATATTTTTGCCCTGGCCGACATTGTAGTCCCATCCCGGGTCAATGCCTTCGGGCACCTGGTGCGTTTTGCCTTTGCTGTCCGTCCATTCCCTGTATTTGATTGCAGGGGATTTGTCCGGTGTTTTCTTCCCCAGTCTTGCCATATCACGCTTGCTCAATGTCACCACTTTGCATTTGCAGCCCCAGCCGTTCGGCGGATAATGCGTATCCCAGAACGGATCGTCGTAAGGAAGTATCAATCCGTCCCAGGCAAGATGCTGCGGTCTTGGATTGATGCTGTCTCCGTGCCTGTACTCCCAGTACGGTCTAAATTCGACCACATCCGGATCCGTCATTTGATCATACCTGCCTGCCATGTAAGCAGTGCGGATGTTTGTTTCAAAAATTATTCTTGTACGCCAGTTGCGGCCGCCCTTGTATATCCAGCCGTATTCTTCAACGATTTCATCAAAGTTGTTTCTGAAATCTTTCAGCGTCATGCCTTCGGATATGGTCTTGTCAACCGCCGTGCGCATGTCTTCCAGCAGCTCTTTTTGCATTGCGCCGGCAATCATAAAACCCTTGGTGTGCATGAGTTTCCAGAGATCATCCCATCGCGCCGTAGGCACATTGATTTTTTTACGAAAAAAAGCAATCGCTTCATCAAACGATATTCCTTCTAACCAAGACAGTTCAGGCATCCTGATCCACCTCGTATCTGCCTGATAAATTTGCCGCAGACATTGCTTTTGCAATCAATTCGCCAAGTGCAGGAGATTCCATCTCCGATAATTCGGCCATCAAGTTGACTTTTAAATCCTGCATGGATGTTGATTTTGCCATGATTTTTTTTATCGGCTGAAGCATATCCCGGATATGTTCGTCTGATTCACTGCCGATCTGCTCGGAAATTATGTCCAGGACGTCAGGGTTCGCCTTTCCTGCCGCTTTACCCATACCGGCCATATGTAAGGGTGCGTTTTGCATGGATGCGGCCACAGGAGCGATTTTAGGGCGTAATATTTCATCATCTTTTTCAGGTTTAGGAATATGATATTTTTCCCGGACATGCGACACGGGAATATCCATCCTGTCCGCAAATTTATCTAACATTTCAGCATGTTCTTTGAGATCTTCTTTTTTATACCGCCCGGAGTATTTCGGCACAGGCGCATCCCAGCCGTAGTTAAATCCTACATACGGCCTGATTAACTGTGTTCGGATGGTTGCCGCAACAGCCCTTGCATCAGCATTAATCAAATCCAATCTAACATCATTGTGTACATTGCCGAGCGCATAACTTCCCTTGCCGTCCGAATCTGCTGTAAGGGTTGCGCCGAGAATCGCTTTTGACATTTCTTTGTTGCCGAATTTGGCAAGATTTTCATACAGATCGGTTGATACGGCGCCCTTGCTGCTTGTGATAAATTCAATTTCAGTGGCTTTTGATATCACGCCGGCTGCATCAGAGCCGAGGGTGCGGACTGCAACTTCAAGCGCATTAATGTCTCCCTCGCTTGCGCCCTGGTCGTATTTTCCCAAACGCAGCGGCATGCCGTAAACTTCACAGAATACTACCCAGTCTTTGACCGCATAATTTTTAAACAGATACCACCAGGCGCAAATCCTGTACAGGCCTGCATTGACCGCATGGCCTGATTTTCCGCCGTATTTGTGCAGCATCATTTTCCATGCGGGGATCTCAATGCCCATTGCATCCGTATCGGTTACCAGCCTGGGAATAGTAGAAAGAATGCCGGTGGTGTCGGTAAATAAAAAGCGTTTTTGTTCCAGGAATTTAAAATTTTCTACAACAGCCTGGCCTTCTGAAACATCCCATTCCAGCTCGATTGCGGAAAAACCCTTGCCCACCGAATCTTGCAGAGAAACAAGCACATCATCCCAGTCTGTAATTTCGGAGAACATTGTTTCAACATCTTCAGCAATTTTAACATCCTTTGCGTCATCGCTTGCAGGCGTCAGATCAAAATCGGCCTCAAGAATTACATTTCTTCTTTTGCTGATCTCTCCGATAATATGCGCGTCCCGCTCTTCGATCTGATCAAACAGTTCCGCCTGCCTGCGCAGATCGCCTGCATCTGCTTCTTTTAAAACCCCTGCCAGCCTTACCGGTGTCAGGCCGTCTGCTACATATTCCCGCCATGCGTCCGTTAAGGGTGCGGCGGCAAGCGGCCGTGAAGACGGCTTTTTTTCAGGGCGTTGAATCGGCCTGTTGAACTGATCGTATAACATTATTTACCATGCCCCTTTGGCTGCGAATCTTCGTTTGATTGTTGTTTTGTATTCTACTTCGCCTGGCGGATTAGACGCCCCATGAATAGCCAGAGCATGCGCCCAGAATTCATCTGCGTGGCCTTTTTCCGTACGGTCAGCATCAAACCTTATGTTCCCGGCTGCGGTGACTGTTTTTTTTA